ATATGCACCGGTTGCAGTTTCTTTATAAACATTGGCAGGGCCTAGTTTAATCATTACTTTCTGTACCTTTTTGGCGAATTTCTTTTTGATTTTACGTTTTTGTTTTTGAGCTTTGGACATCTTCTTCTTCTTGGTGTACATCTTGAGTATAGCATTCGGAGTTTGTTTATCGGTTATTCGAGTAGCAGGGTTAGCCGTATTAGTGGCTATATTCTGCTGAGCACTGGGAGCTGGTCCCTCTGTGCGTTGTTTCTTTCTTGGTCCGGATGGTGGACGCTTAGTTCGCTTTCTTCCTGACATTGATTTGGCCATATTGTTTGCTGATGAGACGTAGTCTTTAAGTGTACGATATCCCGAATATGCTGATCCTATATAAGATGCTGCTTGTGCTGCTGGTCCGACGTAAGGTATTAACGATCCAGCTGTTCCGAGTGCTGCTCTAGTAGCTGCTAGTGATCCACGAGCTATTAATGCAATGGTGAGGTAAAATAAAAGAAAAGCAGGTTTCACGTGTTTTTTTCACCGAAGGAGTCTGAAAAAAAGAACGTGCGGAGTTTAGGTTTGGTCTATAAATAGTCCCCAGTCCCGAGGTGGTGGGTAATACTATCCACCACCTTAGGGACTTTCATGTCTCGTTCTGTTAAAGCTTGGGTATTTACCGTTAACAATCCTATTGAGCCATATGAGTCAGCAGTCCCCTTTGACGAATCCATTCTCCAGTGTCTCGTTTACCAACTGGAGAGAGGAGAATCTGGTACGCTTCATTTGCAAGGTTATGTCGAGTTTGTTGCTCGCAGAACAATTGCTCAGGCCAAGCAGCTCGTTGGACTTGAACGAGCCCATTTGGAGAGACGCGCTGGAAGTAAAGCGCAGGCTATTGACTATTGTACAAAAGATGCATCAAGAGTTGAGGGACCTTGGGTATTCGGAAACATCGGATCATCCACTGGTAAGAGAAACGATCTGAAAGTGTTCGTTGATTCAGTTACTAATGGGTTAAATAGAGATGATATTATTGATGAATTCCCAGAGGTGTTGGCGAGGTATCCTAGATTCGTGGATCATGTCTATGAAAGGACACGTATCAGGTCGCTTATTGCACCGGTTTTCGAACCGCGTGAAGGTTGGCAATCGAATCTCTGGACGACGTGCTGTACTGTCCCCGATCCGAGAGCAGTGTTGTGGTACTATGACTCGGCAGGTAACACCGGAAAGAGTTGGTTTGCCAACAGTTGTCCCGATGCCTACATTGTCACAGGAGGAAAACATGCCGATATCTTCTACGCCTATAAGTTTGAGAAAATTGTCATTTTCGACTGGCCCAGAGATCATGAAGACAGGTTCCCCTATGGAGTTGTTGAAGCATTCAAAAATGGATACTTCTTGTCAACTAAATATGAAGTAAAACGTGTTAAGTTTGCTGTTCCCCATGTTATCGTCTTTAGTAATTTTTATCCAGATAGAATTAAACTTAGTCAGGATCGATGGGAAATAAATGAGATTTAAACAGTCCTACGCGGACAGCGGTCCTTCCGGACGGGAGTTATCCTCTCAAGGCCATTGGTCTTTTTCTCATGTAATGAATTGCTTCGCAATTAAGCCAGAGGTTTATTAATATACTATGCTGGCGCTAAGTGGTAGATTTTGTGGTTTGCCAAATCCTAGTTCTTGTCTCCATCGGATTTCTTTAGTCCACACTACTTCTGGCATTGGTGTAGTGGCGATTAGCCCTGCGCTAGGTCCGCCTCCTACAATAAATAAGAATTCAGTTGTGAAATCTTTGATGGCTACTAATGGTTGTGTTTTTCTACCATCATACCATCCTTTTTGTCCCTTAAAAGTTAGCATTTTAACTTCTCCAGGATCTAATAACATTCGTGTGCCGGTTTGCACTTTCCAATATTTGGTATAATTGGGAATGTCAAATGGTGTTGCCTGTGCTTGATTTAATCTAACACGGTCTCCAACACCAGGTGTATCATATGTAAAATTTTCTTGATTTACACATTGAGTGTATGCCTCTCCGGCAGTACAATAAGGGGATGTATCTGCAAAATTCCTGTTTGCTACCATTTCATAAACATCAACGGATAATGCGATACTTGCTGGATTACGAATACTCATGGTATAAGTGAGATCCGATATCCATACTTTACCAGAAACAGCGGTTGTTCTGGCCACTATAGCTGAGGCTGTGGTTAATGCTGCGAGTGATTCTACTTGTCCAGTAGTTCCTCCAGCTGCTGTGTATAAAAATAATTCATTATTTTGATAATCCAATAATTTGAAACAATCTTGTAATCGTTCCGTTCCATTATTAAAACATCCTCCGTATCCAAATCCATCTGCTGATGTGGTTGGTCTACTAAAGGAGAATTGTTGTGCCATATTTGCATTCCATGCTCCTACGTATGCAGGAAGAGAATATGCACCGGTTGCAGTTTCTTTATAAACATTGGCAGGGCCTAGTTTAATCATTACTTTCTGTACCTTTTTGGCGAATTTCTTTTTGATTTTACGTTTTTGTTTTTGAGCTTTGGACATC